AGCACTTGCGTTTGAAGTTACTACAGATGCCGTAACAAAATAAGCCGGAATAGTTTCCTGTGCTGTTAAAGTCAAAGTAAATCCGCTTAAATCTCCCATTGCTGCTCCGGATACAATAGTACCACCCGAAACTTCAGCACCGTGAACGGCACCGGCAAGTAGGTAGTTTCCATTATAGTCCTCAAGGAACACGTGAGGTCTTGCTTTAACGATTAATTTTATTGATTCTTGAGTTGCTACATCTAACTTAGTTAAAGTTAAATTAAGAGCTTGCTCATAGAATGAAGTTCCATTTTCCGTTGAAGCTGTTATTGTTTGTTCTAGTGAAGAGTTACCCTTCAAATCGTATTGAAATAGAGTTGGTGATCCGCTGATAGAGTCTACATTACCATTAGTAACTGTTAAAGTTCCTAGAGTACCATAGTCTGCAAACCAAACGGCTTTTAATCCACCTACTGAATCTCTACAAGGTAAAGATCTTCCTGTTGTTAATGTACAAGCCATATTTTAGGTATTAAAAAAGGGCAAGTGAGCCTTGGCTTACTCACCCTTTAAAGTTAAAACTATTTAATTATGCAGTGTAATAAACGATCTCAGAACCGATTCCGTATTGTACAGAAGCAGTAAATCTCATAATTACTCTAGCGTTTTGCGAACCATCAAGATCAGCCATATCTAGCACTTTAACCTCGTTCATATCTGAGATTAAGCCTGTACCAAAGTAAAGGTTGCTTTTTTCAGCAGCCATTGCTTTGTTATCTGCAAGACCATTAGCAATAAAGATTTTAACACCATCAAATGTTAATGATCCGTTATTCCACCATTGCGTTCCTTGTGCGTTTGTACCATTAGCACCTAAGCCACTTGATCCAAAACCACCTAAAGCTCTTACATAAGCTCTTGCGATGTTTTGAGAAACATAAATATGCATATCTTCGTTCCCGTAAAGAGCAGATGGAATTACATCTACAATTTTACCAAGTTCGTCAATTACATTTGCAGCCGTTACAGTTGTTCCGGTTACGTCTACTACGTCTGAATCAGCAGCAGCAAGTGTAGTAAATCCGTCAAACTCTCCTGCAGTTGCGTTAGTTCCACCCCAAATATTTTGCTCAGTTTTCTCAGCTACTTTACCGGCTACGTGACCTAAAAGGAAGTCAGCGAATGTTGGAGGTAATGAATCAAAAGCAGAAATTCCTTGTTGAACTGCTTCCCAATCGTTATTGAAGTCAGACTTACAAAGCTCAAGGTTTACTTGGAACTCTTCTGGTTGAATGATTCTCTCAGTTAAAGTTAAAGTTCCCGCATCTGTAAAATCACAAGAAGCGTTTCCAATGATACCGCTTGTTGCAACTTTTTTGATGACCTCTTTATACTTTACATTTGGCTTTACAGTAATCCCTCCATTTGCAATGGTAGATCCTTCAAGCAATGCAGCAGAAATATACTCTTTGGCAAATTCTCCTGCGTACGTTGTTGTTATACTAGGTGTTGGCATTTTCTAAAAATTTAATTTTTGTTAAAAAGTCTATTCATTACTCGTTCAGACGTTGTTGTCGGTCTGTTTTGCGATATTTTATTCATTTTAACATCCGGTTTCGCTTCCGGATTGTGTTTAATTGCTTTAGCTGCAGGAGTATTAGAAAGCTCTTCACGTACTTGCTCTTCAATTTCTTGCTTTGCAAGGTCTTCGCCTTTCATTTTTCCTAATTCATCCTTTACATAGCCTAATTCCTCTTTCATCTCTTCGATTATAGGACTTACTGCTTGTACTACCGCATCGACAATTTTGTGCATTTCATCTTTTGACTCCTCTTCAAGTTCAGTTTCAGCTACCTCTTCGGTTGGCTTTTCTGATAACTCTTCCGTTTTGTCTGAATCTTCTTTGGCTTTAGATTTTTTTGCTTTTTTAGGCTCTTCTGCTACAACTTTATTGTCTCCTGTAGCAACTTCCTCTAATGCAACGTCTTCCGAAAGCTCTTCGGTCATCTCTGCATCCTCTTCTGCTTTTGGCTCTCCAATAGATCCGATAATACCATCGTCTTCTATGATTAGAGTTTTACCATCTTCGAGTTTATAATCTCCGATTGGCAACGGCACCTTCTCATCTTCTGTAACGATGAAAACGCTTTCGCCTTCTGCAAATGATTCCGCTTCGATGATAGTTCCGTTTTCTAACTTCATCTCTTCAAGCTGTACTTTAGCTTGTAGCAACGTTGTTATTTTGGTTAACATCTCGCTTGGTTTCATATATAATTATTTTTTTAGTGATTACACTACTGTAATAACGCTATATAAAAAAAATTTGCATTTTTAATCGCCTGAATCTGGAAATAAGTCTCCGTAAACCATTCCTATTCCTTGCGCGTGTAAAGAACCATCGCA